TGTCGAAGCCCTTGCGCCTGAAGGTACTACCGGAGCCGAAAAGGCGTCTGCCGCCGTTGCAGCCGTTGCCCAAACCCTTATCGGGTCGAGCAACTCAACCGTGGCAGGCGTTGCCAATTTGGTCAACATGGCCGTTCTCATCGCAAACCTCTTGGGAGTGTTCCGCCGCAAGCCTATCGTCAAAACGTCCTAAAGTTTTCGAGCCCGGTTTTCTTTGCCGCCCAGGTCTAAAAACAGGCTGCGGCACGCCCACGCCAATAGCATTGCTATTAAGCCCCAGCTTCGCGTGTTCATGCTTTCCAGCGCTGCGGTATTTCGCGATGTCTGTTCTTTGAGTACGGCGACATCCTGCGGCATCGTCATCAGCTTGGCTTCAAGAGAATCCAGCCTTGCTGCCGCCGCTTTCAGGTCGGACTTGATTTCGTATTGCATCGGTGTCTGAGACGGCATCGGTAACGGATTTGCTATGAATAATCCGATGGCCATGACAACTATTGAGCACATTCGTCGGCCAAATGATGTCACCGTTCCCCAGCCAGATCTAAGCGAGAATTCAGACCAGTCAAGCCGCCAGCCTTGCAAAGTTGCAAACTTGCAACGCACTACCTCAACCGCGTTCACGCTGCCGTCTCTCTCATATGCCTTACAGACTACCAAACAAAACGCCGCCAGCGGCTTGCAGGCCTGACTGACGGCGATAGGGAGTTCAACGAATGGAGTAATCCCAGCTTACAGCACTTCAATCCTCAGCGGCCCCGCGTGTTTCAAAACCGCGTCAGCGTCTACCTCTGGCACGTCCCCGGCTACCATGTGACGGTAACGGTCTTCCGGTTCATTGTTAGGGTCCAGCCGGTTGTACCATTCGTACTTGCGGATTCGGTCCTCACAGTAGTTGTACCCAAGATGCCAAAGCGGAGCGCCAGGTATCGGTACGTGCGCCGCGTGCAGAAGTTCTTGCGGAATGCTGGAGCAATGGAAGTTCGCCCCGTTGCCAAACGGCGTCCGCTGAAACCGAAAGTTCTTGTTCATGAGCCTGAATACTGACGGTCTTGCGAACGTCTGGTACACGCCGTCCATGCGAACCTTGCGATGCCCAGGCGTGGTTACCAGACTGAGATCGGAATTCCACAGATATCGAATCGGCAACTTAAACGCGTGGTACGGTGTGACCGCCAGCGTCTCGCGGATAGCCTGAACTCCGGCACCGTCCAGCAGCTCGTCACCGTCGATTGCGAGCGCCCAGAATGGACTGTGCACGTCACCGCACAGGTGGTTATCTCCAACGCTGTTCAGCAGCCGAGAAAGCAGGTATTCGCGGTCCCGCGATTCGTCGAAACCTTCAAACGCGGAATTGATGACGGTGACGCGTTCTCCCATCTCAGCGCAGATTTCCGGCGTGGCATCGGTTGAATGATCGTCGAGAATGAAGATGCGTTCGCAGAGCGGTAACGCGGCCTCTATCACCTGCCGAATCCACCGATTTTCGTCCTTAATCCTGAGCATCCCGAAAACTGTCATTGTTTCGCCTTTCCCGGTTCCGGGTTGATTTCTTTCGTAGCCTTTGGTTCAGCCGGGTCAAATTCGTCCTGCTTTGACAACGCCAGATGTGAGCACGGACACCGCATAGACGCACAGCATCCGCCGCTGTCATGCTGGCTTACCGGATGCCCGCAGATCACATCATGAGTAACGTTTACGCAGATTCGGTCCATCAGATTATCCTCGTGCGATAGAAATCTTTGTATCGTGGCACCCGAATGAGATCGTAGTCCCGGCCTTCGCTGTGCCACACTTCAGGCGCGTCGTTCAGCGTCGGATACCGCAATTTCCAGTATTCTTCCAGATACAGCGCGTTCGGTGGCCAGTCATCCCACCTGAGCACGTTTGTACTGTGATAGTTAAGGTTTTTGCCGCCGAAGTACCGACACCATTTGTTAACGAACTGCATGACGCCCTGCCCGATACGCTCAATGGCCGCCGGGTCGTTTGTAGCCGTCGCGTGATGGCTGATCGATACCGATGGCACCGCCGCACACTTCCAGCCCGCCATGCGAACTCTCATTGCGTAATCACATTCGTTCTGGTGCCCGATAGTGTCGTCGAATCTCCCGGTGTCCACCATACAGTGGCGATTGATCACCCACGCAAAGCCCGCAGCCCACATGATTTCTGTATACGGCCCGCGGTCAATAGGCGCCGCCCCGCCGTTCGGGTAAACCATGCCGATCTCGTGAAAGCGATCCAGATACCCGCATAGCATTTCGTCCCAGCCATGCGTGTTGATGGTCACATCGTTGTCCAGATACGCTATGTATTCGGTTTCCGCTAGGTGGAACAGGACGTTCACCGCGCCTGAATAGCTATCCTGAGCCACGCTTCGTTCTACCAGCACGAAACGGTTATCGACTGCTGCAAACTCACGCGCCACTTGACACGCCTGAACGTTTTCTTCTGAATCGTTGCGGCTCATCAGGACAAAGCACCGCCAGTCGGTCGAGCTGTTCGCCTGTATGCTGGCCAACGTCGTCCGCAGCATGTCCGGGTTCTTGTAGCTGGCTACTCCGATATCAAGCCTTCTCACGATTGATCCTTTCGACGTAAATACCGCCCCCGCAAATTGTGCATGGACCGCCCGTTCCGCAATACAGGTGAACGTGTTCCGGTTCCGCTGGCGGCCAGTCTGCCGGATCTTGCCAGTGCGTAACCGGCCACTCGTCTGGGTTATCTTTCGACCATGCCGGGTTTGGCATGTTGATTACCAGCGCTTCGGTGTCTCCGTAGTTGTAGAGAGCGCACAAAACACCAGCCTTGACTATCACCGGCTCGTTTCTCGGGTGAATCAACGTCAGGTCCGCGTCTACCGTTTCACCATCGGGAGCGGTCAGCTTACCCGCTCTCCTGGTCACTATCCTGACGTTACCAGATATTACATGGAATCGGCCCTCGCGCACTATGTGCAAGTGTGGACCCTTGCGAGTCCGTGGTGCAATGGCTGTTACATAGATCTGAGCCGGTGCCAAGTCCGGTTGATCCAGTTCGGACCACACTGGCAACACCCAGCCGTTCGGCTTGCCTTCGCTGTCAAATGTCTCAATTTTAGGCATCCTTTGCTTCCTTTCTGTCTGCTGCGTCTTTTGCTTTCTTTGCCTTGATGCGGTCCCAGCATCGGTCCATTAAATCTCCCAGTGTTGTCGGTTTCATTCTTCGATGTACCCTTTCCAAAGCAAATACAGAATCACCATTCCCACCATTGCCGCTATCAGTTTCATGCAGGCCGCCGGTACCAATTGCTTGAAATCTGCTCAAACCCGACCGCCAGCAACAGAGGATCCCAGTCGTGCTCAAACCGGTCATTGACGGCCAGGTGCATCGGGATAGAGCCGTCAGGCCCCGAGCCGCACGCGAAGGCATTCTGAGCGCAGAACAGGCCGCCCGGCTTCAAAGCTGCAAAGATGGCGCAAACCCAAGCTTCTACGTTTGGCACGTGCTCGAGAAAGTCGAGAGAGCAGATAGCGTCGTATTCGCCGCCGGTCGGCATGGTCCACCCGTTGCTGGTGTCTGTCACCAGTTGAGTTCCAGTGTTGCGCCAATGCCGAAACGCTGCGTAATCCGCCGTCCTGCTGTTTTCCAGATCGTGATACACAGCATCGAAGCCGCCCTCGTGCAACGCCAGCGTCAGGTCTCCGATGCCATCTCCAAGCGCCAATACGCGAGAACATACGGGTTCAGAGTGCAACCGTTGCACGATACCTTGGCACATTCCGGTGTAGTTGAAGCCTGGATCATCGTGGTACGCGCTCAGCTCCCAGATGTACGCTTCCGTGGTCCGGTACCAGTTCAGCAGTTCCGCGTCGCCTTGCGGGTTGGCCTTACGGAAGTCGTCGGCCACCGCGTTATGTAGTGCGCCGAATCCCTCGCCGAGCTTCCCCCTTGCTTGGTCCAGCGTAATTCCAAAGAATAGCGCCAGTTCGATTGCTCTGTCTTCCATTTGTGCCCTCTCAATTATCTGGTGGATCTGATATAAGCTTCGCAAGTGTGAACCGTGCAGAAACGTTGTGTCTCGCGCTCGTGGCGCCAGCCCAGTAAAGTCGTCATGTGAACACGCTGTGACGTCCGGGTTGATCAGCTTAGCGATGTCCCAGCGGGTCGTGCGTATCGGTTCTCCGAGTTGCCGGATCTCCCCGGTCTTCGCCGTCAGTACCGCGTCCCAGAGCAATTCCGCGGCGTCCCATGCAAACAACGGACTAAAGAACCGGTCACAGACCTGCGGGCTCTGGCCTTCCAGCATGGCTTCGAGCGGATTCTTGCGCCCGACGTGCGGCAACGGTCGGATGCCTAGAACGAACGTCAAACGGACCACAATGCCGCCATTTGCCAGCGTGGAGACTTCCGCCGCCCGCTTCTGCCGGCCATAGGCGTTCGGCTGGTCCATATTGTTACCGGGTGACTGGTAGACGGCCTGGGTGCTGACCTGAATAAACTTACGCCCGTTGGCAGCACACCACCGCGCCAAATTCGCTGGCCATACCCGGTTGACGTGGTAGTATTCCCACGGTTCGCGCTCCACCTCGTCAACGTTTGAGCAACCTGCGAGGTTTACGATCACATCCGGAGCGCCAACAAACCCAAGATCATTGCCGTCGATTGGTGCGAACGTAATCAAGTCTCCGGTCTGACGCATCCACGTCGATTCCACGCAGTCAGGAACGCAGAGCCGCATGTGTTGGCCAACTATGCCGGATGCTCCGAGAATCAGAACTTTCACGCCCGCCTCGCTGCGTCATTCAGCCGCTGAAACTCAGCCCGGAAGTGCTCAAGCGCAAACGCTAAAGAATACCACCAGTTTGCAAACTTGCGGATACTGTACACCAGCCCTGCCCGGTGCACCAGCAACGCCGCCACCGGTACCGCCATTGTTCCTGCCAGCGTTAATGCTTCGTTCATGCTTCACCTTCCCACAGGTCGCAAAACGGCGAATTGTCGCGGCTTCGTCCCCAATTGTCGGTGCCCCACTTTGCGATAAACCGCTTCAGGTTTGGCATGAAGTCCCCTCCTGTTTGTGGCCCGCCACGATAGCTGCTGGTCAGGCTGCCGTGGTCGCAATAGCAGCCGTCGAAGATAGCCAGCCTAAGTCCGTGATATCGGACGCGCAGGCAGTAATCGTCGTCGTCCATGCCGTAATCGACGAAGCGCTCGTCAAGCAGTCCCACGGCATCTATCACCTGCCGTGGAATCAGAACGCACGTGAAGCACAGCGTTCTGTGCTCGTCCCGCACGGCATCCGCGTTCGCCAGTTCGGATACCAGATTCTGCAGCGGGTTGCCGACGTTATTACAGGCCGATGCGATTACCCCGTATTGCGGTCTACGCTTCGACTGGTCCCACATTTTCGAGAACCCGCGTTCAGTCTTCAGTAGCGCGTCGTCGTTGAGCAGAATCACGTCATCGGTCCCGGCTGCGTAAATGCCGAGATTGATGTTCCGAGAGTAGGCAAACGGCTTATGTCCAGGAACGCAGTATGGATCTAACCTTCCAGTGCCGTAGTAGATTTCGGAATGGTCAATACCATCATCCACCACGATGATTCTGCACAACTCACCCGCCGACCTTATCGCCTGAACGCATGGCACCAAGTTCGCCGCGTTCTTTGAAGGAATGATAACCGAGAGCCCCATCTACTTCACCGCCTCCAGTGTCGCCATGATCTTCCAGACGCGCTCCCGTGGATCCTCGCCTGATACTTCGATTTCCTGCAGGTTCAACACCCGAAACGCTGCCGTGATCCCGTAGGACTTCGCCAGCCTGGTATGCGCGAACGTCCCGGCCTCGAAATACTTGAACAGGCTCAAACACCACGGCGTCTTATGTGTCGGGTCCGTGATGAAGCCTACACCGTGCGCCGCGCTGGGAACCTCAATCACGGCCAGTCCGTTCGGTGCCAGCACCCGGTGAAGTTCGTTCAGGAAGTGAATCCGCCCGAGATCGTGACGCAAAGGCAAAACCATTGTCGGTTCCAATCTGAAACGCAGAGCAATGCACTTCTTGCACACCCAATTCTGGACATGCGAACAGTCCCCGATATGTTCCGCGACGTCATGCGCCCTGACTTCCAGGACGCTGGAATCCGGCCACGGCCACGGCCCCTCAAGGTCTACGATCTCGTCTACCTCCGGCCCCGGCGCGATGTCAACGCCGATGAATCCGTCTATCCTACGATCTGCACATCCAAGATTTAAACGCATTGTACTGGCATCTCCTTTACCGCATGTTGAGCACAACAAAACATGAAACACCGCACCCCGTTGATATTGGCTGTGCTTGCGACTGGCGCATCCTTTTTGATCGCAAACTTAAAATCTTTCGGCCTCATCGTAATTGCGCCTGTGATCTCCACTCCGCAGTGATAGCAATTCGGATTGCCGTTCATCGCTCCATAGCCTCTCTGCAAACCTTGTCCCACGCTGGCACACGTGACCACTGCCGCTCTGACGCCGGTAAGGCGTTGTGTCGCGACATCTCAGCCGGGTCGTAGCCGCTGCTGGTGTTGCCCGCGTGAATCCGGGCGATCATGCGTGGGTCAGCGCCTGCCGGTTTCATCAGGTCAAACGTGGAAACAGCGTGAGACCTGACGCCCTTCAGCCACTCCGTATCCTCGCCGTGATTGATGTCCTGAAACGGTCGAGCTTCCCACGCCTTGCGTGAGTAACACAGGCTGGTGCCGAGAGCATAACGCGGATTCTGATTGCTGTAGAGCCACGATTCGCCGCCGTTGTGCACCGTGATTCCGTTGATCGGTTCGGCTTGCGGAAACGCTGACAGTCCGCGCCAAAACAGCATCTTGTTGTATCCGACAGCATGTTTGCCGGTCGCCTGAAGCAATGCAACCTGTTCAGTGATGCGGTTCTCGTGGCTCCAGTCGTCGTCATCCCAGTGGCACACGATCTCGCAATCGGTGAGCAATGAGTTCGCATAGTTCCGCATTGCCCCGATAGTCCGCGCCGGGTCAGCCGGCAGCGTCAGCAGCCTGAGCCCCCCGGTGTAGGTCTGGCTGTTGAAACACGCCACCGCTTGATGCTGGAAAGCCTCGCGCCCCGGCGACATCAGCATCACGCACCCGACCTTCACTCGCCACCTACCAAACAAAGCATAATCGGCACAAATGCAACCGCCGCGCCGATTATTACAGCACCTATGGCCAGCACAGCTTCCTTCATTTGCCCTGCCCTTTATCATTGATAAATTTGACATGTTGACGCATCAGTTCGGCTTCGCGCCGCGCCTTTCGCATCTGGCGCATATCCCAGCGCCACATTGCCAGCACCGCAACCACCAGCGCTGTCACATACATGACACCCGGCCAAACGCCGATGTCCGCTCTAACCGTTTCCATCGTTCCGCTCCTTTGCCGCCTGATTCAGGATTGCCCGCGCTACCCACGCCTTTAGCAACATCCCGCATTTCGCCGCCAACAACTTCGCCGCCTCGTAGACTTCATCCTCAACCGGGACGTTTATCTGTTTCAATTCCGCTCCATCCATTTTCTGCATTTGCACAACTCCGCGATGCATTCGCCATCCCAATCGTGTAGGCCGCAACTATGACCACATCCGCACTTTTTATCGCACTGGTCAGGCGCTTGCCAATGACGGCAATAGGCTCCGCTGTCGTAATCATCCACAACCAATAACTTACACTACGCTTACAGTTAATTGCAAGCAGGAATTATATCGGTGAGATCTCGTAGCCGGGCAGCGACCGCTCCTGATGCTGAGGACGGACCCGCATAAACGCCATGATCGTGGCTTCCGCCCGGTCAGGGCTGCCGGGTATGCCGCGCTGGTTGCGTTGGTCCTTCGTCTCGATCTCAGTGCGCCCTTGGCTGTTCTCCCGATACCGCAGCGTAGAGAGTTGCGCCGAGGTCTCTTCGTCTACCAGACCTGATATTGCATCGGCTCTGAGATATTCGCGGAACTGCCAGTATGTTTCGGCCTTCTGATTGGCGTACTGCATGCCGTCGATGGCACTAAACCCGGCGTTGAAGCCGTACACCGGGAACCGTTGGTCCGCCATGTGGAGAGCGAAGTTGTAGCCTATGCCTGCGATGTCGATTACCACCAGCCCGAGCCGCCCGGAGCTTCTGAACCGATGCAGGATGTTGGCCACCGGCCCCCGTGGGTCAGCATCGGCAAAGGCGTGGGTTTCGAGGATCTGGCCGCCGCGCCTTGCCACCAGCACGGTTTCATCTGACCCAGGGCCCGCAACGTCGATACCGATCTGAATCTGCTCCCCGCTGTTCTGCTGTATCTCCAGATCCGTCGGCACGCGATTTGCGCGTTCAATCCACGCCAGCGGGTAGACGCTGTACGGGTCGTTGCCGGGGAACTCACCGAGCACGCGGCTCAAGTATTTCGGATGCTTCGGACCCCATACTTTGTGACGTTCTCGAATCCACGCCCGCGTTATCAGGCCCGGATCTGCTACACGCGCCAGCCGCGTTTCGTCTAGGCCCAGCAGTTCTTCTTCCGTCAACGGCAGCCCGGTGAGTTCGTTGAGCAGGTTTGGCGTGTCGAAGCCGCTGATGCTGATGCAGTTGAATATCGAACGGTCTTTCGTGTGCGAGTCGTAGAAGTGGCCCGATGGAACTACCGGGTTGCCCAGCTCCAGCACGTGGACGTTACCGCCCGAGCGAATGCCTTCGATTGCATCCCAGATCTCAGAGCCGATACCAGGAGCCTCGTCGCAGATTATCAGGACATGTTCGCCGTGCAGCCCTTGGATGTTGACGCCGGCGGATGAACTGGCCCCATATGCGTAGCGGTCTGGTGCCACGTTCAGGCCGAGCGTTGACGGCATCGGCAGCAACTGCTTCACCGGCCCCGCGTCCCACGCTACCCGCACGTCCCTGAAGAACGTCTTCACCTGCCGTTCGGTCGGAGCGGTTACGAAGACTTTAGAGTTGCGCCGGTACCGCACCAGCCACCACAGCGGCAGCCCTGACGCCGCGAACGTCTTGCCGGATGCGTGGCACCCCTTGACCGTCGTGAGCGGTCTGGTGGCCACTGAATGCAGGATCTCGCGCTGCTTGGCCCAGAGCTTTCGCCTCAACTGCGTGCGCTGGAACTCTACCGGGTCGAGAAGGAATCGTGCTCTATTCTCTGCTGTTAATTTCGGCATCAGCTTCCGCAATCAGCCTGTCAGCATCAGATAGCAGGAATGGACGGTCTTTGCCGGACTCGTCCACGAAGCGGTGGTCGTTCGCCGGTTCCTTCCAGCGCCGCCTGACCTTCATCCAGAATGCAGTCATGCCCGGATGTTCGCCGCTGGTGGCCATCTGGAACATGGTCTGCGAGACTTTGGCGTCGGCTTGAATCATCGCTTTGTCCAGCGTGTCGCGGAAGTGCTTCCGCAGCGTCTTCTCGTCGATATCAAGAATTGTGCAGATCTCCGCGTGAGGGAAGCCGCAGGCTGCCATCGTCTGCACGGTGCGTGTGTCTTGATCGGTCGGTTGGTATGAAGGTCTGGCCATTTTGTTTTATTTATGTACGGGAAAAACCCGCTTCCGGCTTGTCGATGTGAATCAGTTCCATGCCGTAGTTGTTCGCTTCTGTTGGGACTTCGAAGCCCGGTTTCGGTATGAACTTGTTGTTCTTAAAAGGTCGATAGTCGACAGAATGTTGCCATCGGTTCCACTTTCGGACCACCTTCACCACGTCCGGGTGCTGTTCGCGAAGTGATTCGGCCATCTTTAGCCGCCCGTCTCCCTGGTAGAGTTGATCGGTGTTCCCGCCCTTCATTTTCATCGTGACGGTCTTGTCGGCGAGGAATGCGTTAAACAGAACCGTGCACAGGCCTGCCTTCAGAACTCGCAACGAGAGGTCTGTGTCTTCGTTATACCGTCCACGCCAGCGAAACGGTAGAGAGTTGTCAATCAGGATGCATGAGTAAATCCGAGTATTCAAAGTGCATGGTTTCATTTTTTGCTTTGCGACCGCGAGGAAATAATATTGAAACCCAGCCAGTCCAACATTTGTAAACCTCTCGACGTAGTCCTCAGCGGCCCTGAAACACGTTCCGTCATTCATGAGTCGTTTACGGTTATCGTGCAGCCGAAGGAAGTGTCTAATATTGTCGTCCAAGATCCAGTGGCGTTCCGCTCCCTCGGAGATCGCATGTTCCCACACCCAATTTCGAGCAGGGATACCACCTTGCCCAAGGTTTGAAAACGGCAGCACAAGAATCTTCGCAGGGTCGATCACTGCCGCGTACTGCTCATACTCTTGCGCTTCAATGACGATCCTGTACGGAATTTTAAGTTCCTCTAACGCTTTACTCGTGAGCCTTGACTCTGCACGGCCTTTTGAGATTATGTACACCGGGAACTTTGGATTCTGTGGATCCGTGGAGCTGTACTGAAATGTAGCTGCACTGCTTTTTATCTGTTTTGGGTGCCAGATAAATTTAGTCTTGTCGGTGATGAGTTGACCCGTTAGTGCTGCAAAGGCGTCACGGTCAACCGAGTCGGCGAAATGAACTTGCACCGTCTGCCATGGCATTTTGTCTTGCTGCTGAAACTCCGGCATCCCGGTCCATTCCGGCTTTGCGGTGCCTTCGCCCTCCGGCTTGGTCCAGCCGGTCTCCCAGTCCGCAAACCCGGTCAGCGTCAGGTCAAAGTCGAGCGCCTTCAGGTCGCCAAACTCCAGCGCCAGCGCGTCCATGTCCCAGTCCGCCCACGCGACGGAGCGATTCACCATCAGCCGGAACGCCTTTACCTGCGCCTCGGTCCAAGTGTCGCAGGGTATCACCGGCACCTCTGCCAGTTTCAGTTGCACCGCGGCCTTCAGGCGCAAGTGGCCGTCGATTACCAGCCCGTCAGATTTCGCCAGCACCGGGATTGTGAACCCGTACTCACGGATCGAAGCCACCATCTGCGGGACCGCTTTGTCGTTGCGCCGTGGGTTGCGTTCGTAGGGCTGGAGCCGGTCTATCGGCCAGTATTCGATTCTCAGCGCCGGGTGCTGCTCTGCGGGTTTGCGTTTCGCCATCTGCTGTAAGGGTACTGGAAGCCGCCTGATTTCGCAAACCACAATCTTTCCCCTTGCAAGTAAATCATCAGCTATGATATTCTATGAATGTCAGGCAGGACCGGCGACCACCGGGCCAGCCGGGCCAGGCTATAGGAGGCCTAAAACGCATGGAAAACTTTGATCTTGCCCGCGCCGCTCATCTCTTTAACGACACGATGATTGCTATGCACGAAGAACGCAGCGCTGCGAAGTCAGCATCTAAGCTGGCTGGTATCGCAGACGCAATCAACGCCGCGAAGATCGGGCTGAAAACGAACTGGTGGAAGTCTGGCGACGCTGAGCGCGTATATGTGACGCGCAACGGAAAGAAGGCTGGTTTTATCGAAGCGGCTGGCGAGAAGTTCTTACACCGCGAATGCTCCGACGAAACCCGGCTGGCAACGAAATCGTTTAGGACGGTGGCGTAATGACTACTATAACCACATCCGGGGATAACGGATACACGACACTGAGCGAAGAGTCCCCATGGACACTCGCTAAAGAAGTTGCGCTAGCACGGTCCAGAACCGGCACTCGTGAAAACGGAATGCCCGCAAACATAACGTGGGTTCAAACTCCGTTAATGACCGTGACTGTCACGGTCGATGGGATACGGCGGGCATGATTACCCTGAACACTCCCGAAAACGCGCCGGTGCTGGTAAACGGCGTTGTAATGATCTGGCGCCAAGATAAATCAAAGCGCCAGCCGTCATGGTGGAAACCGCAGCCGTCGTGGAGCTCAAGCGACGGATTTATGATCCAGATGCTGCGGAACGGTGACTATGAGTGCTGGCAACGTACCACATGGATCGGTACTTCTGGCCTGCTGGGTGGCGCTAAACATCTTTGCGAAATGCAGCACGCTGACCGGCGTGATGGCGGATGCGCATGATGCCCGCCGCAACCATCGCCGCGTGGTCCGATCCTGAACCGGGTACGGGTCACGAGTTGGATTGCAGCATCGGCAGGCCTACTCTGTGTTCGCAGTGCGGGATAGCGCATCACGTTGGGCTCCCGGTCTTTGACTTGCAGGCAGGCCGCGTTGTTCCCGTAGTCACCGGTCACGAAATCTCCGGCTATGTCCCGTTCGATTTCCCGCCTCTGGTCCGTGGTAAAAATGGCAAGCTGGCACGGGCTGCCCAGTTTGTCCTGTTTGTTCTAGAGGTGTCCGCATGACGTTTCCCGTTAACCGTGACGGCATCCGCTGGATCGTCACCATCCCCTACGCGCAGCGGGAGCACGCAAAGTCTGCCGGGTTTCGGTGGTGTCCCGACAGAAAACATTGGTGGACGTCTCGCGAAGAAGTTGCCAAGCTGCTGATGGACCCCGCCGCGCAGGCTGCGAAGAAGTCGGAGTTTGAGCGCATCGGCAAAGAACGCGCCGCCCTGGTGGACGAATCCCGCGCCGCATCCGCCGACGTTGAGCTTCCGGCCCCCGATGGTCTGGACTATCTGCCATTTCAGAAAGCCGGTATTGCCAGCGCACTCAAACGTAATAACGTCCTGTTTGGCGACGATATGGGACTTGGCAAGACGATTCAGGTGATCGGCATGATAAACGCCCGCCCAGATGTTCGCCGCGTTCTGATCGTGTGCCCCGCCACTCTGAAGCAGAACTGGATGCGCGAACTTAACAAGTGGCTGGTGCGCAAGTTCCGCATCGGTATAGCGACTGGTCAATCGTGGCCCGGTGGTTACGCCGATATCGTCATCATGAACTTCGACATTGCCACGAAGCACGCGGCGAAGATTCAGGCTGAACTTTGGGACCTGGTAGCGATTGATGAAGCGCACTACCTGAAGAACCGAGAGTCGAAGCGCACGCTGGCAATCTTCGGTATGGACCCTTACACCGCCAAACGCCAGAAAGTGGAGCCGTCGCCCGGTGTTCGTGGCAGGCTGCAAGTGGGCATGACTGGCACCCCGATACCCAACCGCCCGAGCGAAGGCTTCGGCCTGTTCCACTGGCTTGCCCCGGATCATGAGATTTTCAAGAGTTTCTACGTCTACGCGAAAAAGTTCACCGGAAGCTTCAGTTCGCCCGGATCCGGTTATGATCCGAACGGCGCCACGAACCTGGACGAACTCCAGCGTGAGCTTCGCGGGTCGATCATGATCCGTCGCACAAAGACGCAGGTATTGACCGAGTTGCCGGCGAAACGGCGTGTGGTCATCGAGCTTGAGGCGGATTCAGCATCAGACGCGATTGCGGACGAATCAGAAGCCGCAGAGTCCCACGAAGAAGAACTGGAGCGCCTACGGGCTGCTGTGGAGCTTGCCAAGGCTGAATCAGAGGAAGCGTACCAGGTAGCAGTAGCCGCGCTGAAGAAAGGCGCATCGTTCGCGTTTACTGAAATGGCCCGCCTGCGGCATGAGACTGCGATGGCGACGTTACCCCACGCGGTTGAGCACGTTCTCACGGCGCTGAAGGCTGACGAGGCGCACAAGGTCGTTGTATTTTGCCACCATGGCGACGTGGCTGCTGGTATGCTTTCCGCGCTAGCAGACGAACAGATCGGCACCGCGTCTATTACGCAGAAGACTCCGATCATGCAACGTCAGGCTGAGTCGGATCGATTCCAGAACGATCCTGATTGCCGCGTGTTTGTCGGCGGGATTCAATCGGCCGGTGTCGGTATCACCCTGACCGCCGCGTGGCATGTTGTGTTCGTGGAACTCGATTGGGTGCCCGGTAACATGTCGCAGGCTGAGGACAGATGCAACCGGATCGGCCAGCGTAACAGCGTGCTTTGTGAGCACCTAGTGATTCAGGGCTCTATCGCGGCAACAATGGCGAAACGGCTGGTGTCGAAACAAAACATCATCGATTCAGCTTTGGACCGTGAACACCCGGAACGTCTGACGCCTGAGCAGGTTGAACTCATGGACGCGCCGATAGTCCCCGGACGGTCTGAAGCCGCAACGCAGGACACGCCCCGGACAAAGTACGCAAAGATCGCTGAGACGCTGACACCTTCGCAGATCGCTGCGATACATCAGGCCTTGCGGATGATTGCAGACCTGGACCCGGACAAGGCAAAGACGCTGAACGGAATTGGGTTTAGCCGGTTGGACGGCATGATCGGTCACTCACTAGCCGATTGCGGACGCCTCACGCCAAAACAGGCTGCTCTGGCTCAGACGCTGGTCCGGAAGTATCGCAGGCAGGTTCCGGACGCGCTGCTGGCTGAATGCGGTCTATAGCCGCGTCAGCTTCCTTTTGCGACGGATGGTCAGATACCCACTCTGAGCATCCGTCGCTTTTTCGTTTGTACAGCCCCCAGAACTCCGCCTGATCCGGCTTGCAAGGATCTGCACACACTACGCCGCCATCGGTGCATATTTCGCGCATCGGAAGGATGTAGTACGTGGTTTCAATTAGCATCGGCCTTCCGCTTTCCACGCTTCCACGCCCGGTCTGTGATTCGAGCCTGAGCTCGTCGGCAGCCGTCGCCCCCGCACGTAATCTGGTTTTTGTTGACTAGCGTAAACGGTTGCACGCAATGCGGACACGTCTTGTTCCCAAAGTTTCGCCGCATTTCCATGCCGGGTGAATAGTACAGCCTCATACTTGCGCCAGCTTCTCAATCTGTTCGGCCTGTTGCTCAATCAGCAACGCCTGGTCCCGCATCTGCCGAGCCATGCGAGAGATCATCGCCCGAGCCTCCAACAGCGTCAGGTTATGCCGCCGGTGCCGTACTGTCACGCTTACCGTGTCCCACGTTTTGTCGGCCTTCGCGAGGTGGTGCAAGACGGTCGTGTGGTGCATGTTAAACGCCCGCCCGATCTCCAGCGTGGACAATCCAAGTTCAGCCCGGCACCGAATCATCGCCGCCCGACGCGCCTCCACCTTGCCGTGTGACTGGCCACGGAACAGCATCGTTTCCCGCCGCATTCCGTGCTCTGCCGCAACCTGATTCTGAATCTCTACCACCCGGGAATCGCGGAATGTATCGCTGGTGACGGCGGCAGCCCGCCCGTTGGCCGTCATGACTTTCCGCATGCGGCGCAGCTTAAAATACCTTGGTACAGCGTCACCAAGTCGGCCCGGTTGATGTTGTGGTGGTCCCAGAATGCTTTCCCTAGAACGTGCTGCGAATCCGGCCCCGTTCGGTGGTGGTAGCCGCATAACGGGATAGTTTCCTCATCCCTGCATTTCTGGCCTAGGCCACGGTCCCCGACGTGCGCCGCCTCCACCGCCCCTACGCAATCGCCGGTGGACGTTAAAACGCACCAACACTGCCGGATGAAGTCCAAGTACTCGGGATGCTGTACGGTGCCGCCAGCGCGGCGTGCTGGTTTACTGCCTCTGCGTTTTAATGGTGTGCGCTTCATGTGTTTCCGCCCCTCTCTAAGGCGTCGGAGTGCCGGGAGTGAAGGTAGGAGCCGACGCTCCCAGATCACTCCGAAGCAGGGATTCGAAGCCCCTGCCGTTCCGTTTCAGTATGCAGCGTTACGGGCTGCTCCGTCAATAGCAAAATTTCTTCCAGCATCCAGTCCGCCAGTCCCATACGCAGACCGTGTTGCTCCGGATGCCCCGCCAGTAGCAGCGTGGCGCATCGAATCTGTTCGTCCCGGCAGTGCTGGAGATCGGCGGTCATCGCTTCGCCCTGTAAATCGCCCGCGTCTTGTCGCGATTCGTTCCAGGAATCACCTGCTCTGTACCGCCAGCAAATCGAGCGTTTGAAACCGCTCCCCTCGCGCACCAGTCGCCCCACTCGTGAATCGGACGAATGCCTGTTTTCGGGTCACGGTGAAACCCGTCAGCGCTCACCGGCATAGATATGCAATCGACGCACCTGCAAGCCTGCCAGTTCATGCGAACACCGATGCCCGAGCCAGCAGCCGCGCTTCCGCTTCCACCGCTTCCAGCCGATAGTGCGTCGCCAAAGACGGCACGATCACCGGCCCGACGTTCGACGGTGCTGGTCCATCGTGCCGGCACTTCCACGCTGCTGAGGTATCAAACTCCCCGTACACGATAATGTACCCGGATCCATTGCACCAGTTGCATTCCCGCGCCACGCTGGTAATGATCTCGTCATCCGGTGTCTGCTGGCACATTTCATAAATCGCCTGAACGGATGGATAGAACTTCTCCTGCTCTCGCAAGGCCTTTACCACCCGCTCCGCATGGCCGATGCTTCTGGCGTTCTGGCGCAGTGATTCTGTTCGAGCCTTTAGCGCTTCTTTCGAGTCTGGCAGTCCTGGCATCCCGCTGAATCCCTGCATGGTTTCACGTGCTGCTTTCAGGTCGATCATCGGCCCGCCTCGCGCATTGCCCGTTCAATATCCGCTGCTGTGATCCGGTTTGCATCGGTCACGTTCACCAGTGGAATACTTGGCACCCGTACCGGCTTCGTCTGTTGCATAGCCTTTGCCCGCGCCATCGCCTCGATTACCGGCCTGATACTCAACGCCGCCGTCAGGTCTTCCGCCGTGTCGCGTGGCCCTGCAATCTGCCGCACTGTCGCCCCGCCAAGCTGTAACAGTTCCGACGCCTTCTCGCTGGGGATTCCATCCTCAAACCGTACTAGTTGCGAGTACGCTTCGATCCCGTCAGACGGTCGGTACTTCGAACAAAACACCGCCCGCATCTCTCGCGGCCCTTCCCACTCGTTCCATAGCTGAATGCACCGCTTAGCCAACCATGCCACTTGTTCGTTCGTCTGCGCCATCTCGCACGCCATGAGCACGATCTCAGCCCGCGCCGTCTGGTCTGACGGAAAGAACTTCAGCACGGAAAGCCGCGCCATATCCGCCGTTGCCTGTTTTGTGTCGATCATAACCGCCCTTCCTCGTACCGCCGCTGAAACTCCCGCTCCACCGATTCCACAAACCCGACCTTCCCGTTTCCGTTCGATCCGTCAGATCGTGGCATTGAGATAAACGGCAACGCCGGTTCATCCTCCCACCGCCGCCCGTTGATCCACGTCGCGGGGTGAGGACGCTTGTCAGGCGGCCTGCTAGTCAGTTCGGGAAGCTGCAACGTCAGCGCCCGCAAAGCCGCCGCCCGAAGCTCTGGAGTCTTCAGCACGGCCCGCGCCGCCTTCAGCGCTGCGACCTTCGCCTCCCGCCGAGGATACGCTGGCCAGAACTCCTGAAAGAACCAACCTTCCACCGG